CGTCGGTAAATATGTCTCTTCGCAACCCAATTCCACAGCGGGACCAGACAGCGTCGGGACGCCGTTGAGCAGTTTAAGGTTGAAGACAGCTTTTCGCAAGCAGAAGTGGCACGTTGTTTTGACTTCTTCAATACTGTCAGCCAATTCCATGAGCCGCCGGGATGCCGGGAACATCTGCCGGCGAAAGTCAGTCCGTAGGCCGTAGCAAATAACGGGTACGCCGGCGGGGCCTGATATGCTGTCTCCGCACGAAATATTGCGAAGCTGGTCTATAGCTATTGGGTCTAAAAACTGCGCCTCGTCGACCAGAACGCAGGCTGTAGCGTTTAGCGCCGGCAACGGGATTGTGCCGACAAGAGGCGCCAAAACATCGGCGGGCATTTCTAAGCCGGCGCGAGTCTTAATGATATCTAATCCAAACCGCGTGTCTAATTCTGGTTTGACCAGCAAAACTTCTTTGCCTTGCTGCCTGTAATTATGCGCCACTGCAAGAAGATTAAGCGTCTTAGCGCTTCCAACAGCGCCGTGCCTGAAATACAGTTTGGCCATCAGCAAGTTCCTGTCGTGCCGCAAGTAAGAGTTCCGAGCACTGTGCCGAAGTTATCGGACGCGTCGTAGAACGCGGCGTCGCCAGATACGGTGCCGCCAGCAGAATTCTCAGAAGAACTGTTAAATACAGCATTGCCAGATACAGTGCCGGTATTGCTGGCAGTGCCGTTAAACGTTGCGTCGGCAGTCACGGTGCCGCTGTTGATCGACGTCGTGTTAAATGTACCGGCGCCGCTGACTGTGCCGCTATTGGTGCTGGCAGCAAAGGTGGCGTCGCCGTCAACGGTGCCGCTATTCAAGGAAGACGCAACAAACGTCGCGTCGCCAGATACGGTGCCGCTGTTAGTACTCGTGTCAAAAGAACCCGTTGCGATAGTTCCGGAATTCAAACTGCTAGCCGCGAATGTACCCGAACCAGATACAGTACCGGCGTTGGTAGACGCTGTGAAAATACCATTGCCGCCTACAACACCAGTAGAAGAATTAGTCGAACCAGCCTCGAACGTCGCATTGCCGCCTAGGCCGCCAGAACCCACAGTACCAGAATTAGTAGAGCCGGTGAACAACCCTTCTATGATCGTTCCGCTATTCGTCGCTGAATTTGTAAATGTCGCGGTGTCGGCCACAGTTCCGCTATTTGTAGCGCTGTCAAAAGATGAGGCTAACATGACCGTACCAGCATTTGTCGCGCCAGTTTTAAATTCCGCGGGGCCGGTTATCGTGACGTTATTCGTTGCGTTTGTCGTAAACGTCACGGCGCCGTCAATAGTTCCGTCGTTAGATGCGCTATTTTTAAACAACGGCAACGGCGCTGAAAGCGGAAACGACAATACAACGCCCGCAGCAGTGTTAATGCCGCCGTCAAAAACAATATTACCTGTTGCGTTGTCCAACGGATTGATCGGCGACACTAGTCCTCTGTTTTCGCTGCCTGTTTTAAATGTAGCGGCTTGGTAAACAATACCCTCATTAAACGCGGCATTTTCAAACGAAGCTGCGCCAAATACTTTTGCGAAATTATACGCAGCCGAAAATCCAACACTTGGGTTCATAATCCCCATATTCCTTGAATCATCTTTGAACGTCGCGGAGCCGATGATTTCGCCGGGGCCGCCGGGGGCCGCGCCGCCAACGTAATTCGTCGCGCTGTCCAAAAAGGTCACGTTACCAGTTATGCTGCTGCGATTACTAGAATTGTTTTTAAACGTCACAGTAGCGGTGCCGCCTGTTCGCGGCAAGATTTGACCGGCATTAATCGCAGTATCTTCAAACACTACGGTATTAGCGTAAATAATTCCAAAATTTGCAGAGCTTTCTTTGAACGTTACAGTACCGTGCACAATGACATTCGTGCCAGAATTCTGCGTGCTATCTTCAAAAGTAAGATCGCCTTCAATTACAATTGCGCCGGTTTCTGTCGCAGCAATATGACTGGTATATTCCCATGGTGAGTATCCCGCCGGAATGGGCGGGCTCTTAAAAGTTGCATTACCTTTTATTGTGCCGTTCGTCAGATACGGCGGCCCAACTACGGCGCCGGTACTTATAAATTCCGCGTTGCCTTCTACCGTGCCGCCGGTCATTATCCCGCCTAACGGATAGGAAGCAACTTCGCCGTTTTTTTCAAGCCCGTTAAACGCAGCGTTTCCTTTAACTGTGCCGGCAGCTTGTATTGAACCAACAGTAAATTGTGCGTTACCGTCTACTGTGCCGCTATTTTCAGAAGAAAGAGTGAAAAAAGCATTACCTTTAACTCGGCCCGTATCTCGATTCACAGACGAATGGTAAAAATCAGCGTCGCCGTCAACGGTATCTTCGTTGTAACCTGAGCCGCCGGGAGGGCCGGCGCCGACACCGACCCGTTCATCGCCGAACTGGCCGTTACCTTTAACGAGACCATTAGGCGCTTTATTAACAGCTTCGGTTAAAAATGTTCCATCGCCGTTTACGGTGCCGTTGTTTTCTGACGCGCTATAAAATTTGCCGTCGCCTTTTACCAGTCCTTCATTGACAGACTCGTCATAAAAAAATCCGTCAAGCTCTACAACGCCGGCAGCTTTATTTGTAGCGCCGTGTGGCGTATCTTCATGGTCAGGAAAACTATTAAAAGAACCTTCACCGTCGACTGTTCCAAAGTTGTTTGAGTTGCCGTAAAAAAAACCGTCGCCGTCTACGGTGCCGTAGTTTCCGCCAGAGCCGGTTATCGCAACACTAACAAAACCTTTTGGCTCTTGAAAACACAAAAACTGGCCGGGAACCGTAGAAGAATTAGGCGTTCCTCCGTAAAAACAAGTTCCGCTGGGCACAGTGCCAGCAGAGTCGTTGCGCGAGTTTTGCCAAAATTGCACAATCGGATTGGGGCTGTCTTCTATTGTGGCTATTGTTGCTTTATTTTTGGCCGTGTCACCAAAGTAGATATTAGCCGCCGCAGATGTGTCACAATTTTCTTCAAGCGTTGTGTCGCCTCTGAAAAGAAAATAACCGCCGATAAGTTTGGCGCCGGCACCTGTCGTGGCGTTATCCATAAATTGAACAGTACCGCCGTCACTTATTGCAATGCCGTCCAAACGAGCGCTGTCTTTAAACATCAAAAAATCGCATCCGCCAGTTGCGCCGCCGATCGCTACTTGACCAATAACGCAGAAACCTTCTTCACAATTTATTGGGCATCCTCCGCTACCAGCGACCACGCCATAAATAGAAAACTCACCCATCGCGCCATTTCCTAATTGTTTTATCTTGATTCCTATTGAGCCGCCGGCATTGACGATAACACTTGACTGCGCAGGAAAAACCCACTCGTCGGCGTCGCCGTCGGAAGGCGGTAATATGCCGCTCAGTGTGGTGACTGCGGCATTAATTTGATACGACGCTCCCGCGCCGCCGACCCCGATGGAGCCGCCTTCAAACGGCAAGTTCGGTAGAATATCGGGCCACTCGTCTATATTCTGATGTCCCCAGTTCTTTATGTTATTCCATTCGCCGTCAATGGCGGCGTCAAAAACCCATTCTCTAGAGCTACGTTCGGTTTTTATTTCATACGGCGGGCCGGCAGTTAAATAACATTTTATTTCGCAAGCTATTTCGGCTTCGATCCCGCACATAAACTCGTCACATGCGGCTTTTGTTTCAAATGGGCCGTATGTTGTTACCCCGAGCTCGGCATTGGGCAAAGAAAGGTTCGGATAGCCCTGATAGCAGCCGGCACATTCGGGATTTTCTTCTCCTGCTGCAACAGCCTCTTCGTACGCGTCTTTAGCGGCGTCGCTTGCCCACCACTGAAATATATGGAAATTCTCCCAACCGGCCGGTCTTTCACCTTCAGGCGGCTGATTCAGATTACGAATAATAGCGCAGTCGTGCGGGTCTGGTTGTTCCCAATTAACTCCGGGAAGTTCTTCTACTGTATCGCTGAGTGCGTGCGTCGCAAACCAACCTCCGTTCTGGCATAAAGCAACATCACTTTGCCACTCCTCTAATAACTTCCAACCTACATCTGCAAATTCAACTTCAAGTTTCATGTACAAACTTGTTTTTGAGTACCAATAGGCTGTCCACGTTGTCGGGCAGCCTTCTAGAATGCCGGCGACGACCGGGCCTTTGGCATAAATATCTCCGTCATTTTCTTGTATGCGCCATTGAGTTGGACGCACACATGCCACTGACGGAGGGCAGGTGCAGCAATCTTCGTTGGTTGCCAGTTTATTCTCGGCGACCAATAATTTTCCACCGACTAAATACAACGGCAAAGCTGCGCTCCAGTAAATGCGTTACGAGATATCGCCCGTTAGTGCCCACGTATTGGTTGTAAGCATAACCAAACTTGCGCCGCTATATTGCGCGCGTACATTCAATCCGGGGGTGGCATATACTGTACTATCCAAACCGGTCACTGTCACTGCGCCTGTGCCGAGTCTAAAAATATCAAAACAAGCGCCGGTTGTTAACCGAGGGTCGCTGTAAGTTCCGTAATCAGGCGCAGAAATCGTAATTGCACTTGAGCTATTGCATACGATAACTTTGCCGACATCGCCGGGCAGCAGCGTGTAATTGCTTGTGACAGTTTTAACTGTTTTTAAACTGGAGTAAGACCCTACTGGACCAGATGGTCCTGTCGGGCCGGTGATGCCAAACGGGCCGGTGGCGCCCGTTGCTCCGTTCTCGCCTTGTACACCGCTGGGGCCTGTGGCGCCAGTTACGCCAGACGGGCCCGTGACGCCAGACGCGCCGATAGGGCCAACAGGACCAGTGGGGCCATTAACGCCAGTTGCGCCCGTAACGCCGACTTCGCCTTGAGGCCCGGTTGCGCCTTCGGGGCCGGTGTCACCAGTGGGTCCAACGTCCCCCGCCGGACCTTCGTCTCCTGCAGGCCCTGTAGCGCCCGTTACGCCAGTTACACCAGTCATGCCGGTTGCGCCAGTAATACCCACGCCAGTAACGCCAGCCGGGCCTGTTGCGCCAGCAGGACCAGTTGGACCAGTAAGGCCAGTAGGGCCTGTTACGCCAATTGGACCTGTTGGCCCGTCATCGCCGTTAACGCCATTTGCCCCTGCAGGACCTGTAGCGCCTGTTAAACCTTGTGGGCCAGTTGCACCAGTTATGCCCACGCCTGTCGGGCCTGAGATTCCAGTAGCGCCAATTAAGCCCGTCGCGCCTGTAATGCCTCTGAGGCCCGTTGCGCCAGTTACACCGGTAAAACCTCTAAGACCAGATACGCCTTGCGGGCCAGTGGCGCCTGTAGCGCCTTGCGCGCCAATTGGACCTGTTGCGCCCGTAACGCCGACTTCGCCTGTGGCACCCACAGCGCCAGTGGCGCCTGTGGCTCCGGTCAAACCAGTTACACCAGACGGCCCGGTTGGACCTGTGAATGTCGGGCCAGTAGCGCCCGTTACGCCTTGAGGACCGGTGGCACCAGTGGCGCCTTGAATGCCTTGTGGGCCAGTTGCACCAGTAATACCCACGCCAGTTGCGCCAGTAATTCCGGTAACGCCTATTAGGCCGGTTGCGCCTGTTGCGCCAGATATACCCGTTGCACCTGTAGCGCCCGTAACGCCAGTAACACCAAATAACCCAGCGGCACCTGTAGCGCCTGTAACGCCCATCGGACCAGTTGGCCCTGTTGGACCTGAAATACCAGACGCGCCGGTAGCGCCTCTCGCGCCAGTGGCGCCAACTGGCCCAACAGTACCTTGCAAGCCAATTGGGCCAGATATACCAATAGGTCCTGTTGCGCCAATTGGACCTGTTGGACCGGCAACGCCTGTAGCGCCGGTTATTCCTCGAAGGCCAGTGGCGCCTGTTACGCCTATAGTTCCGTTAATTCCGGCAGGACCAGTAGCGCCAGATATACCAATAGGTCCTGTTGCGCCAATTGGACCTGTTGGACCGGCAACGCCTGTAGCGCCGGTTATTCCAAGTGCGCCCACAGCGCCTTCTGGGCCAGTTGCACCGCGGAAACCTTGTTGACCCGCAGGACCTGCCGCGCCCGTGGCGCCCACCGGACCTATAACGCCCGTTGCGCCAGTTACACCGCGCCCGCCTTGAACGCCCGGAAAACCTCTAATGCCTGTTGCGCCAGTTCTTCCTTGTGGTCCTGTCGGGCCAGTTGTGCCTCTTGGACCTGTTGCGCCGGTTAGACCAATTGGACCTGTTGCGCCGGTTAGACCAATTGGTCCAGTTGCTCCCGTAGGGCCTGTTATGTCTGGCATGGTTTAGTCTCGCGGCTAGTGTTTCAAACCATAAAATAACACATTTTACGGCGACGACATAGCCGCACGATTTAAAACAAATGGAACACGCAGTAAATCAGCTAATTTAAATTCGCCTATTTGATCCAAAACGATCAAAGTATCCGAACTCGCAAATTCCGCAATAACTTGCAAACAAGCGCCGCACGGATAAAAGCAGCGAATTGGATTGTTATCTTTATCGCAACAGGCGAGCGATAAAACTGAAAGCCGCCTAAAGCCCGCTGAAACGCCTGCGCATATCGCGGCTCTTTCGGCGCATTGCGTGAGCCCGTAAGAAGCGTTTTCTACGTTTACACCGCAAAACACTTCCCGCGGCGACTCAGCAAAAACGCAAGCACAACCCACACGCCAATTTGAATACGGGGAGTAAGCGCGTGTAGCCGCAGCCCTTGCAAGCAGAACTGTAGACATTTTATTGCCTAAACATAAACCGTTTCAGTTTTCTGTTTTGCAGCCAGCTTTTTAAATCTTCAGGCCCGCGATACCCTACGCGCCGAACAATGACAGCGTTGTTTTCAAGGATAAGAAACGTCGGTACGGTTGTGACAGAATATACCGCGCTCAGTTCTTTTTCATTTTCAAAATCAACGTAACCCCATTCGTAATTCTCTAAGATATCCGGTTCAGCTTTGATATCAGTCTTGAGCAGTTGACAAGGGCCGCACCAATCAGCCGTGAAGATCAACAACTCTGCGGCATTAGCGGGCCAAGACGCGAATACAGCAAATAGAAAAAACAAACGCACCATAACCAGCCTCAGTAGTTATTGATATCGTCGTCGTCCTGTTCGTAATGGTGTCGGTGCTTGTTTTTCTTGTCGGGGGTTTTTACGCCGTCCAACAAGTCAGCAGCACGCGTCAGCCATTTAGCGAGTTTGCGCGCGTCGGTCGGCGTTAGTATTGGCGCCTGTTCGCCGGAAGTATCAAAAACAATTCCAGCTTCAACGTGATCTCCGACATCCCAATCGCCGGCTTGTATGGTTAACGTCGGCGCATTTTTGCTTCCCGACTCGCTGACGTTTATGTACGTTACGCTGTCAGGACGATTTTCAACAAGTGTGGCCACAATTTACTGCTTTAAAGTGTCGTCAAAAATAACAGGGGTGTTCTCTCCGGCCCACGTGTTTGTGAACTTACCGGAGAAATACTCATCAGCGTCTTCTTGCGAAAATCCGTCTGCAAGAAGTTTTTCATAAATTTTGGCTTTGCTATAAACAGCGACAGGCTCCTGATGGCCGATATACCCCAAGCCAATCAAAGCCTCGTCCATGTTTTCAAACAACACGGCGTCAGGGTTTAAATCACCTAACGCGGCAGTTAAGCTGTGCGCTTCCATAGTCATAAATTTTCGTTGATATCGTCGAGAAACAAAACGGCTATGTCGCTTGCTCGGCGGTATCCTTCACGAATACCCTTTTGATAATCATGTGTGCCGGGTGCTGCGGGCCGTTCCGTTAAGTCCGCAATAACCGCCAGACACGCTTTTATTTTATTGCGTAACTGCCGGTATTCAAAAGAATTGCGTATTACATCTACACCAATGCCAGCCACAGCCCGGTCTAGTTTTGACAAAATTTCCGGTTTAAAGCCCATTTCTTGCAGCAAATTAACGCAATGCACGAGGCTGGTATGGTCTTGAAATGTGCCCGGTGTATTTGGCACGTATCGCTGCGCTAGTTCCAGCAGCATATACGCCACGTTGCGCAAAGCGGAATTAACCGTTTTGTTTTCGGGGCTAGTGATTAACTGCCGTTCTATTTGCCGCACCATTTTGCGCGCGACAAAAAGAGAGTAATCACGTTCTTGATTTAATTTTTCTGGCGCGGGAGCAAGAACGGCCATTTCTAGAGTCCCTTCTTCTGGGTTTAAAACCGCAATCCTTTAATTCAGACTTTACAATGGTGTAAATCTGGCGGTGTGTTGTTTGAGCCGCTGCCGTAGCAGGGATCGTGTGCGTTATTTTGGCAAGACCGTCGCGTGCCAAAGACCGGTACGCCGCCCGCATCTTTTTTCGGTCGGTCATGCATCGCCGCTCGTACCGGTCGCGGGGCTCCCCCATTCGCTTTTTGGCTTCGGCCGGGGGGATGTCAAGCACAAAACAAATGTCGGGGTCGATGCCCGTTGTCGAATCGAAGATGTCGACGATTAAATGTGGGTCGATCTTGTTCAGCACGCCCTGATACACGAGCGTCGAAAGAAGCCAGCGGTCGCAGATGATGACGTGCGTCTTCATCTTTTTGATCATGTACGCGGCTAATTCGGCCCGGGCGGCAGAGAACAACAGCATTTGTGCCGCGGGCGTAATCGGCCCGTCATTGTCCAGAAGTATCTGGCGTATAGCCGTGCCTATTTTGGTAGTGCCCGGGTCGGCTACCAATTCGACGTTGTAGCCCTCTTTTGAAAGCTGCTGCTGGAGCATGCGGGCTTGGGTACTTTTGCCTGCGCCGTCAATACCTTCAAAACAAATAAACACGGAAAATGTTTCCTGAGATTAACCGGTAATTTTGAAAGACGTATCAACCGTCGGGGCAGAAACGCGAACAGGACCACCAGCCCCACCAGACAGAGAAAAACTTGGCTGATCTGCTATTGATTTGAAACCAGAAGAAAAGAACAACCGCTCATCGCCGTTTGAAAACCGCAAAGCAAAACCATCAGAAGTCTGCGCTACACCAATAACGCCTTTTTCTAAGAGCCAAGTCTTAGCGTATTCGCAGAACTTTTGCAAGATTGAAGTGTCAAGAATATCAGGATTTTGGGCAGAGAAATCAATCAGCATCTGTTCGAATATTTCGTTTTTGTGCATAGCGCAATTCTTTCTTCGTTTTCTGTTTCGAACTTATCTCTAGAGCCTTTGCCGCGTTAGATTCTTTCAGTTTTTGCGTATTGTGCAATATCATTTTGTCCATTTTGGCTTTTTGCCGGCAGGCTTTGATTTTCTGACTGATATCTGTCAGCAAATTACGGGCTGCATGAACGTACAGCCGCAACGTGTAGTATTTATTAGCTGCCGAGACCGCCAGCAAATCCCCGTCCATTTGTGCCAGTAGCTTTTTGGATTTAGGCACAACAGCCAATCCAAGCTCGTCCAAACTTTTTAGCAAATCTTTGCCTGTGCATATGATATCTGCAACTGCCACAATTTGCGTACCAATCGCGCTCTGGCTTAGGCGGCCGCGGAACTCCATGTCGCGCTTTGTCTCGACCAGCCGAAAATCGCGGCTTAGTGCAGCGACCATTGCGGCGATCTGCACATTGGCTATTTCAGCGATGTTTTCAAACGCGCAAGAACTGACGTTTAGTACATCATGCAAAAGCCCGCAATGCACAATAGCCGCGATATTGTCATTGATATTTTCGGGAACATACTCTACCCGCAAATCCTGATACAGCTTTTGTGAAATAATTTCGGATTGCGTCGCTACCCGTTTGCAATGAACCAGCAAATCTATTCCGGCTAAATTTTGTTTTGAGGCGTAACAATTTTTTGCAAATTCAAACGTTTTAGCCAAAGACAGGTCGTCAGCTTTTTTCATAAAGCGCCTCCATGCGCTGAGTATTAGACGAGCCGCAAAACAGACTGCCAACCAAGTTCAAATGATTTGCGGCGCGAGTTTAAGTTGTAATTAATTTTTTTGTTCAACAAGTCGATTTGCCGCGGTTCAGCGATTAAAGCCTGAAGCGCGTCTGAAAAAGTGTCGTAATCTGCGCGGGCGTGGGGTACGCCGTTTTCGTCAAAATCGACTTTTGTTTTTACAAGCACACCGTTGGCATCTGGATATACAAAATCGATTTGCGGCGATACGGCAAACGTAATTACAGGCGTGCCGCTGCTTATCGACATCAGGCTGCTCATGCCGTAATTGTCACACTCAGCCGGATATACCGTGAGGTCGTGGGCCGCAAATAAAGCGGGCCGAGACGTTACGGGTATATTGCGCTTTAACGTAACGCGCCCAGAAGTTTTGCGCGATAGCCGCTGGAAAAACTTAGCAATTGACGGCGAAAATTTGCTGGACGAAATAGCTACAGTTAAATGCGTTTCGGGCATGAACGTAAGCAAATACTCCAGCCGATCCAAAAAGTAGTTTTGCGCACAACGCGCATTTCTGTCGAACCACGGTAAAAACAACTTTATTTTTTTTTGGCTTACAGACGCATCTTTTTTGGTGGGCGGCAAACCAACGTCAAAAGGAATAAGCGTTACGTTGCGAAATTTGTAAACGCCGTGAAAAAGCTCCCGCGCTTCAACTGACATAGCAATTAGATGGTCAGCGTGGCGGATTGTTTTTTTAAACGGCGGATTCAATTCCTGCCACATAGGAGCGATTACCGTTATGGCACCGCTTCGCTTAGCAATATTAATTTGCTCTATTTTTGGCACGTGCGTCCAAACAACAGCGTCGTGCTTTTTTACCCAGTCGCTGTAACGTTGTTTGTTTCGGTAAACAACGACATTGTCTTGCGCAATTTTGAGTTTGGCAGGTTGGTTATCTGTATAAATAGAAAAATCTACGCCAAGGCTGCGTAGAAATTCAGCCAACCTAATTGCAAGGTATGCCTGATCGCATTGGGCGTAATGCGTATAAATACCGACGCTCATTTTTATCCGCCAGCTTGAGCCGGTTGTCCGTATTGCTGCTGCATGACCATTGCACCGCCCTGCGACCGGGCCTGCTGGCGAATGTCATCAATCATACTTGTGACAAGCGCGTGCATCGTGGTGTCGCCGCGCTTGAGCTTGATAAGTTCAGAATCTTTTTGTGCTTCAGGCAGAGACAGCAACTGATTAGCAATAAGCTGAGCTTGCTGTTGCAAATCTTCTGGTGTGCGCGGAATGTTTGGCATATTTTGCCGTTGCATAAGGAACTGATCGACTGATGTCGGCTGGCCCGGGCCTGCAGGGCCGGCTGGAGCGCCGCCAGCAGCGGGTGCCGGAGCGCCACCTTGTTGCGGCGGCATGCCAGTAGCGCCAGCGCCGGGATTTCCCATGCCTTGCATCATGTCAGTCTGCTGCGACAAGTCTTTCATCTGCTGCGACTGTTCCATTTCCTTCTGCATGCGTTCTTGCTCTTCCGCGTAAATGCGTTCTTCGTCGAGCATGCGCTTTGTCTCTTCCTCGTAATCCAGACCAACAGACGCGAGACCCGTTGTCTTACTGATTTGCTGGCCCTGCATAAGCTGCAGCTTGGCCATCTGCCGGTTGAGGTCATCAGCGTGTGTGACGCGCATTAACTTGACGCCGACAGGTTCCCACGACATGGCTTTAGCAATATTGCTGGCGAGGTCTGTCAAAAACCGGTTCATATTGTGCGGCAAATGGCTCCAGTTGGCTTCAAACAAACGAAGCGCAGCCGGCGCCGCCTGTAACTGCAACGTGCCGTTAAAAAGCTCGACCGGCATACCAATGCATTTAAGCAACGTTTCAAGCCCCTGATCCAAAAGCTCTCGGGGCGCTAGCTGGCTGGCGTCGCCGCCAAGCGCCTGATAGTTCACAGGAAACGGCAATACGTTCCACCGCGCTGGGTCGGTGCGGCGCGCGCGAAGCATAGACTGCACCCGCGCGGAAAAGTTAGACAGATTAATTGTGTGTACAGGGTCGCTGGATTGTCCGTCGCCGCCGCGGGGTGCCGGAGTGATTACGCGGAACGGAATCACGTAATCCAGCGCAACGGCTTCGTTGTAGCGATGAAGAATCTGGTAGTACCACGCCTGCCTGAAATTCGTCAGGACGCGCGAGATACCCCAGCCGCGATTGCGCATTCCAGACAGCGCGTCTTCTTTGAGATGATAAATCACGCCCTTGTCGAACATCAGGTTCTGTTCGTTTTTAATAGCTTGAATGACGTCCCAACTAGCGCGTTCAAGATGATGCAGATGCCCGTTTTTGATAAGCGTGCGATAGTCTTGCGGAATCTTCCAAACATACGAGCATTCATTGCTGTACGGGTCCCACAAAATATCTATTTCATGCGGGCTCCAACGTTTGACGTGCATACTTTCGCTGTCGCCGGAACGACGGTCGATATGCCGCCATTCGCCGGTTGCCTTACATTTCGGGCAGGTAGCTTGAA